TAACAACGTTAAAGTTATACTTAGTAGCTTGTGCACCTGTAGCATATACTTGTAATGAAGATAAGAACTCTTCAGTATCCATTTCGTTACCGTTAGGTCCGATTAGTTTACCAGCACCGTCAGATTGGAAACCTGACATTTCAACCAATACTTGTCTGAAACCACCTGTAGGTGTTGTAGACGAACCTGTGTAGAATGCAAGTGCTCCTGTGCTAGTCAATGAAGAACCATCCCAAATTACTGGAGTCAACGTAACGTCAGTAATTGCAGAATATGCTCCTTTTGAATAATCGAATAAACCTGCTGGGTCTTCGTTTGGTTCTGCACCTTCATAGAAACGGTCGTACAAGTTTTTACCTGAACCGTAACCAGCTTCTGCGTCTGTTGACGTGTTAAGAGGTGCACCAAGTGGTTGATAGTGACTTTCTAATCCATCAACAGTTACTCTGTTTTGGATTTTAGGTACGAAGTAGAACAATTTACCGATTGGTAAGTTCATAGCTTGTACTGATACGATATCATTAGCTAACAATTTAGAGAAAACTCTTCTAATGATAGGGAAAACAACTGTTTCAAATGAACCTGAGTTATCTGAAGCAGATGCTTCGTTAATTAAGTGAGAAGCTTGGTTTTCATATAATTGTGCCATGTTCTCTTTGATGTGACCGTTAAGTCCTTCTAGGAATCCTAACTTGTCCCATTTGTTGATTGTGTCTTCTTTGATAACTTTCAAGTGTTTTAAACCGATGTTACCAACAAGACCTGATTCTAATAATGCTCCCATTTTGAGTATTTTTTAATTTAATTTTTATTTTTGTAATTTACCCATTAAATCCTTCATTCTTAAGAACTGTGGATTTTCATAAGTTTTACTTTCAATAAGATTTGTCGCAGAACCTTTAGATGGTGATTTCTGTACTTTAGCCGATACTGATTCAGTAACAACTGAAGAATTTTCTTTACTATCTAAATCTTCTTTGATTGTCTTATAAAGACCTTTAGACTCCTTAATTGTTTCTGCGGAATCAAAACGTCTTAAAATGTTTATTTTTTCTTGCTTTGTTGTCGAATGCTCAGTGAACAGTCGAGTAGCATATGCTAAGTTTGAATTGAAAACAGCAACTTCGTTAAGTTTTTCTTTAAAGATGTTAAGTGCCTTACGGTACTCTTCATTCTTTTCTCTTAACTGAGCAACTTCTTTTTCAAGTGCCTCATTTCTTTGTGCTGGTCTCTTTAAAGACTTAGGGAAACCTTGAGGTTTTTTGTTAGTTGCACGACCATTAACGTTAGAACGAACAGAAGATTCTTTATATTCACCTTCCATTTCTTCACCTTCTTCCATTTCATAGTCTTTGTAGTGTCCATCAACATCACCTAATTTGTGACCATCACGTCTCTTATAGTCATGTTTGTTTCCACCCCAATTACCTTCTTTCATTTCCTCTTCAGATTCATCTTCCATTTCGTCTTCTTCAGATTCATCTTCCATTTCGTCTTCTTCACCAAGTTCGATTTCGTAAACAACTTCATCTTCTTCCTCCATTTCATAACCTTCTTTGTATTCGCCTTCCATTTCTTCTTCGTCAGCGATTACCTCTTCTTCTTCGTCACCCTCTGTTTGAATTTGATATTCAACATCAGCTTCCTCGTCTTTTAAGTGAATCTCATCACCGTCTTGTGTTACCACAATACCGTCTTCTTCACCCATAGCCTTGAAAACCTTAAGGATTTCCTCATCAGAAGCACCTGTTAGGTCAAGTGGTAAAAGAATTTCTTCTTCATCGTCTACTTCCATGTCGTCACCTGGTAAGTCCATCATTAGCATTTCATCAGAATCCATTTCATCTTCCATATCGTCCATGTCTTCCATGTCTTCCATTTCGTCTTCCATTTCATCTTCTACTTCATCTTCAACATCCATCATGTCAAGCTCTTCTTGTTCTGTCATTTCGTGGTCCATTTTGTCCTCACCTTCTTCCATTTCTTCGCTTTCCATTTTTTCTGTTGCAGATTCTTCCATTTCAACCTCTTCAGCATCTTCTTCAGATAGAGATTCTTTTACTAATTCACTGATTTCTTCCTTCATAGTAGAAGCAAGTATTCCTTTTGCATTCTCCGTTACGGCTTCCTCCAAATTTTTCATTTGTAGTAGTGCCTCTTCAACTAGATTTTGTTTTTTTTCTGCCATTGTTTTAATTTTATTGCAAAAGTTTATTTATAGTTTTCTTAATAAATATGCTGAAATAAAAAAAAATACCTTTTTCGAAACTTTAAGCAAAAAAAAATCGGGTATTAACCCGATTTTTAGAATTATCTGATAAAGAGATGATATTACTCGAATACCTCGTCAATTTTACTTTCAACACATGCGGTGATTCTCCAATCGTGTGGGAAACCCTCAAAGTTTTTAGTAACCTTAGCTTCAACGTCTGTAACGTTTATACCTTTAACTAATTTCTCTTCTCTGATTTTCTTAATTTTTCCTGAGTTCTCGTCAGGTAAGTCATAACTGATTTTTGCTACAAAATATTTTTCGTCCATAATGATAAAATTTAATACCCTAAATAATCGGTTAATTTTTTCATTAAGTCAAGTGATTTGTCTAAACCACCTGAAGATTCTGTAGAACCACTTCTTTTTTTAGTTTCTTCTTCGATGTTCTCATCATACTTCATACGGTCATCTTTATTCAAGAATAAGTATGCACCAGGTGTTGATGGTGAAGATACAAGGTCAAAACAAATTAATTCAAAATCTTCTTGAACTTCATTACGTTCACCCTTTTTTACTAATGAACCCACACCACGAGATGAAACACCCATAGTCACACCTTGTCTCATAAGATTAGCTGCTTGGTCACCAGGACATGAAACAACACCACCTTGATGGAAACCTGGTGAAGTTAATAATTTAATCTTACCCATCAATGTATTACCTTCCCACCACATATCAGTGATAAGGTGTGATACACGGTCCAAATCAATCAATGATGATTCAGGGTGGTTAAGTTCTGAGATAGATAAACCTTTATTAATTGCCCCTTGATATCTTTCGGCTTCTCTTCTTAATATTTTTTCAGGGTAGATACGACCGTTTCTGTTTGGTGTGTCGTATTTTTGTAGGACAGCATAAAATTCAAATGGTTTTGAATGGTCTAATTGTCCGTAAGATTCTTTAATAACTTCGGCGTTTCTTCTATCGTTTGGATTGATAAAACCTGCGTCCCATTCAATCAATATACCTTTACCTGTGTCGTTTGGACCTAATATTTTCATGTCTTTTTATTTTATAAATATCTTAGATTCCTAAATGAACGTCCCACTCAGTTATTTTAATTGGTGTGACTCTTAGTAAATTGTTTATTTTATCTACGATATACATTTTATATTTGTAAGCCAGTTCACTATCCTCACCTTCACCAGACCAAAAAACATAATTGTTTGCAAATTGAGTTACGTCTTGACCCTCATATGTTACTTTACCTATATTTACGGTAACGTTAATGTCTTCATCTTCTATACTACCCTCCATAAAGACTTGGCGTGGTATAATGATTGAATCCTTCCACCCATATTCATATGAAAACTTATTGGGGTCTATCATATTATTAAGGTTATCCAAAAGCGTATTTGCTTCGGATAACCTTTTTAATTGTTTCTCTGTTATTAAGATTTTCACTTTTTACCTTTTAAGATAAATATGTTACACTTTTTCTTTTTTTGTTTTGTGTAAAGTAAAGTATTTTGAATTCATAAGCGGATAACCATAAATTGTCTTAACCACATTTTTTATTTTATCCCTTAACATTATTGATTTAAACTCCATATGTTCTTTAATAAACAGAGTAATTTCTAAATTCATAAAACTTCTCTTACCTACCTGTATTCCACTACTTCTTAGGTCTAAATCTACAATATTGTGTTTTTCAAAAAATAATGGGTCAACAACTTCTAACAGGTGATGTTTAATATCTCTTTCCAACATCCCCGTAACTCTTTTCCAATTATCAACTTCTTTTATGGGTTCAACCCAACTTTGTATTACAATGTAAATTGATTTTAATTCTTTTGCATCTACTGTTCCATAACTACACTTAGCGTTCTCAAATCCTTTTAACTGAGACGTTTTACCTTTTTTCATATATTTCCTTCATACTAAAAGTTTATTTATGTGAATAATTATAGGCAATAATTCACCCGTTGTCAAAATATTGACGATTTAAGAATATTTATATATATTAAGGACTATTATGATTATAATTAAAGTAGGTAAAAACGAAAACATCGAGAGGGCATTGAAACGTTATAAGTTTAAGGTTTATAAAACCAAACAACTTGATAATATACGTGAAAGACAACAACACATTAAGAAGTCTGAAAAAAGAAGAAAACAGAAACAAAAAGCCGAGTATATACAAAAAATAAAGGGTTCAGAAGACTGAACCCTTTTTTATTTCTAATATGTTATACTATTACAATCCTTGTTCTAATTGTTTTAATTTGTATAATGAAACTAATGAGATTTCAGACTCATTAATTTTTTCTATTGTTTTTTGAACTTTTTCAGATAATTCTGAATCTTCCGACTCATTTAGTGTAACTTGTAATTTATCAATTACATTAGTTTTTGATTTTTCAATTTCCTCAGTTAAAGACTTTTTATCTAAAGATAATAGACTTTTTAGTTCTTGTTTTTCCTCTTCAGAAATATTACCAAATTCTTTGTTAAATGTGTTTGTCGCAATTTTTAACATTGAACTTAACGGAATATTTAATGATTCAGTAACCGTTTTCTGAATAGGTGATTTGATTACAGTATTTTTGATTCTATTTTTACTCTCTAAAACTTTTTCAAGATTTTTCACAGTTGTGTTATAAACTACTGAATCAATATCGTTGTAACAATTTTCTATTGTTTTTGTTACATTTTCAGAAACCCACATATTAATCTCGTTGATTTTTTCAGTATTTGAAGAAACAATATTTTTAATTGTCTCAATACTTTCA